GACAGCCTGAAGACGCTGATCGGCCTCGAGCGTGAGGCATACAGCATCGAGAATAAGGCTGAAACGAAAGAGGTCACCCATAACGTCATGCTGGTGCCAACCAGTGACAACGTGGATGACTGGGAGGCGGCAGCGCAGAAACAACAGGACGGGGTGCTCGGTGGATGAATTACAAAGCTGTATGGAAGCCACTGCCTGGATCGCAGTCTCTGGCGCTGAGTTGCCCATGTAACGAAATCCTGTTCGAGGGTACTCGCGGACCAGGCAAGACCGCTGCGCAGTTAGCCAGGTTCAGGCGTAATGTCGGCGTGGGTTATGGCTCGTTCTGGCGCGGCGTCATTTTCGACACCGAATATAAGAACCTTGCCGACATCATTACTCAGTCGAAGCGTATGTTTCGCCTGTTCAACGACGGTGCACGCTATCTGTCATCTGCGAGCGAATTGCGATGGGTATGGCCTACTGGCGAGGAGCTGCTCTTCCGCTTCGGCAAAGAGGCGGACGACTACTGGGATTTCCACGGGCAAGAATTCCCGTTCATTGGCTTTAACGAGCTGACGAAACAGCAGTCCCCAGAGTTCTACGAAATGATGTTCTCCTGCCGACGCTCATCGTTCAGGCCGGAGAACTACCCGCTGGATAATGGCAAGTTACTGAAGCCAATCCCGCTGGAGACGTTCAGCACTACCAACCCGTTTGGCATCGGGCATACCTGGGTGAAGAAGCGCTTCATTGAGCCGGCTCCGCGTGGAACCGTGCAGCGTGACAGGCAAATGGTATTCAACCCCCAGACTGAGCGAGAAGAGGAAATCACGCTTACTCGCGTGGCCATCCACGGATCGTTCAAAGAGAACCCTTACCTCGACCCGCAGTACATTGCGACCCTGATGGCTATTAAAGACCCTAACCGACGCAAAGCGTGGGTAGAGGGCTCCTGGGATGTGACCAGTGGCGGGCGATTCGACCACCTGTGGAATGAATCGCTGCACGTCATTAAGCCATTCCGCATACCGGATAGTTGGACAGTTGACCGCTCCCATGACTGGGGTGAGTCGAAGCCGTTCTCAAATCTGTGGTGGGCTCAGGCTGATGGCACTGCCGCCGAACTGCCTGATGGTCGGCAGTTCTGCCCGCCGGCAGGGACGTTAATCCTGATCGGAGAATGGTATGGCTGCCCGCCTGATGAGCTGAACAAAGGCCTGAATATGTCATCCACCAACGTCGCGAAAGGCGTGGCGTGGATTGACAAGCGGCTGGTGGGCGAAGACGTCGACGAGCCGGAAGAGATTCAAATAGACGGTGTTACGCAGGGCCAGTTGAACATTGTTCCGGGAATATGCTCGGAAGTTATCCCTGGACCGGCTGATAGCGCCATTTTCAATACCGGTGACGATGAGTTGTCGATCGGCCAGAAAATGGAAAGTCAGGATGTCGAATGGCTTGAAGCCAATAAGAAGCCTGGCTCGCGAGTAAACGGGGCCTCGGTATTCGCTGACATGCTTGAGGCTGTAGTTGAAGGCAAGAAGCTGGAATCCGGTATCCCTGAGAAACCTGCATTTTACGTGTTCGAGCATTGCCGTGGCTGGATTAGCCGCATACCCGTGCTGGTTCGCGACAGCAAAAACCCAGATGACGTAGATACCCAGCAGGAAGACCACGACTGGGATGCTACTCGTTACCGAGTATTGCATTCACCACAGAAAATCACCGGCATGTTGGTGCGCTCGCGCTGACGGAGGAAACCGTGAACGAAAGCGAAATGAACAAACAATTTGCCGCAAATGCCAGCCTCGATCATGACCGTATGCGCTACGTTAACGCTCTGTTCAATGGCACCAGTAATACGAAACGACAGCGCCTTTACCAGGAGTTTGGCTATCCACTGAACCTGACGTTCGACGACTTTTTCCGGGCCTACAGCCGTAATGCGATTGCTAACGCTGCGGTTAACCGGATGGTTGATGGCTGTTGGGAGGACTTCCCGGATGTCTACGAAGGTGACCAGACGAAGGATGCCACCAGGCAAACGGAATGGGATAAGCGCGTAAACAAACTGCTCAAGCGTTGCTGGAAACAGATTAAAGGCGCTGACAAGCGCAACCTCGTGGGGCGCTACTCTGCGCTGCTGATCCAGGTAAAGGACAACCGGACCTGGGATAAGCCGGTCGATAAGATAGTTACTGCCAGGCAGAAGGAAAAGGCGTTAGTTAAGTTGATCCCGGTGTGGGAGGCACAGATTGAGCCTGTCACTTACAACGAAGATCAGAGCAGCGAGAACTACGGTGACATCACCATGTACTCGTTTACTGAAATTCCGGTACAACAGCAAGCTGGTGGGCAGCCCAGGCGCATCATCAACGTCCATCCTGACCGCGTAATTATCCTTGCTGAAGGTTCAGATGATGGCCGCCTCTACTCTGGCGAATCAATGCTTGCTGCCGGTTTCCATAAAATTATGGACAGCGAGAAGGTCTCCGGCGGTGCCGCCGAGGGGTTCTTCAAAAACGCCAGCCGTCAGCTCAACTTCAACTTCAGCGCCAAAACAAACTTCTCAGCGCTGGCTAAGGCTCTTGGTGTTTCAGAATCTCAGCTATCCGAAGCCCTTGACGGGCAGGTGCGACGCCTTAACGACAGCTCTGATAGCGCTGTGATGATGCAGGAGGGCGATGTCAGCGTGCTTTCGGTTGCAGCGGCAGATCCTGAACCTACGTGGCGAACCATTCTGAATGAGTTTTGCGCCACCGTGCCTATCCCGGTCAAAGTCCTGGTGGGCATGCAGACGGGCGAGAGGGCCAGCACCGAGGATGCGAAGGACTGGGCCAAAACCCGCATGAGTCGTCGAACTGGTTTCCTGACGGACCTGATAACGGACATCGTTACCCGATTCTGGGAGTTTGGCTTTATTCCTCCAGCGGCAGGTGAGGAAATTACCGTCGGATGGTCTGATTTGCTGGCGCCGAGCCAGGCAGAGAAGATTGCCAACATGGACAAACTTGCGGACGTAGCCGTGAAGTCGACGAACGCCTTTGGCCGCTCTGCTATCACAGAAAATGAGATACGCGCGGCGGGCGAACTGCAAGCCCTGCCTGAACTTGATGACGAGGTGCCGCCAGATGGCAATAAGCCAAAGCCTGACCCACTGGCCGACCCAGAATCAGAAGCCGAAAAGTCCGGTAATACCACGGTCGAAAGTTGATCCCACAATGTCGCGTAAGTCTGTTAGCCGGATGGAGCGCGGCATTGAGGAGAGGTATTACGCGATAAAGGTAGCGTTGAAAGCACTATTCGACCAGCGCCTGACCGGGAGAGAGCGAGAGGTAAACAGCCATAACTGGCACTTCCTGTGCCACGACAACGGCGCGGATATGCGGCTCTACCAGGTCAACGCTGGCAAGTTCATCTATGACATGTCGGCGCAGGAACTGGCTGACCTGCTGGAGGCGGTGCAGGCTATTCTCGATGGCCATCTTCTGGAGGGTGGCGAGCAAAACCTCTGGGCGATGGATTACGTCGTCGCAGAAGCGCAGCGCGGCACGCTGGAGGCATTCAACAACCTCTCGCAGCAGTCGCAGGTTTATACCAGCCAGACGACGCTCCAGCAGCTTTTAAGCAGCCCCGGTTACCTTAACCAGATATCGGTGGCCAGGCTGACAACGTTCAGTGACTGGAAGGTCATCAGCGACACCGCCCGCGGCGACCTGACCAACATCATCACCGATGCGGTAGCGCGCGGCGTGAATCCTCGCGAGACGGCCAGCGTCATCAGTAAGCGCCTCGATGTGTCTATGTCGAAGGCGAAGAACATCGCTCAGACCGAGCAGGTCGGCGCGCTGCGTGAAGCTCAATGGAATGAGACGGACTGGGCTTCCGAGAGGCTCGGGCTGAATACTGGTCTTCTCCATCTTTCTGCGCTGAAGCCTACCACCAGGACAACGCACGCATTCTGGCATGGAAAGGTCAGAACCGTGCAAGAGGTGCGCGACTGGTATGCAGTAGATGGTAACAAATACCATTGCTATTGCAGCCAGATCCCGGTACTGCTCAACGACGACGGCAGCATATTCAATGAAGGGCTGGCGGATAAGCTGAAAAAAGAGCGTCAGCAGTGGACAGTCAAGGAGGTCGCGTGATTTATCCATGTGATGCCGCCAATGCAGTGGAGATATTGAACATTCACTACTCATTCGCAGAAACCATATGCCGCCCAAGAGAAAGGCTCAAGGCAAAGGCTCAGGGTCTTATAGTCCATGACAGGATGCTAGCCGATTGGGACGTAGACAGGAAAGGCGACGAGTATCGCCGAAGAGTAACACCGAAATTACACCAATGAGGACCCAGCATGAAACGCAACCGCGTTAACGTGCTGACCGTCGTCAACTCCGCTTCAAACATCACCACTGAAACCATCGACGGCAAGCCACATATCGTGGTTCGCGGCATCACGCCTGTCGTGGACGATATTGTGATGAACCGGAAGTTGTACCCGGCAGCAGAAATCGAAAAGGCCTACAACACGCTTGAGCGCAACCCAATGCCGCTGGGCCACCCAAAAGTGGATGGTAAGCATGTGTCGGCGCGGGATGTCCGGGCGGTGAACGAATACCACGTCGGCGCATGGCTGCAGAACGTTAGCCACAAAGACGGGAAGGTTACGGGCGACATGTACGTTAACCGCCAGTACGCCGAGTCGAGCGACAAGGGCAAGCGCCTGCTCAACCGCCTGGATGAGATGCTGGCCGGTACCAACTCCGACCCGATCCACATCTCCACCGGGCTGCTGTATTCCGGCATCGCCGCAAATGGAGAGTCGAAGGGCAAGAAGTACAACGAGATCGCCACCAACATGATGTTTGACCATGTGGCGGTGCTGCTTGATGAGCCGGGCGCCGGAACGCCGGAGGATGGGGTGGGCATCTTCGTTAACTCTGAAGGTGATGAGACCGAAATTGAAGTCTGCAACCTGCAAGACGCGATCGTTAGTGATAACCGCAAAGATGGGTGGCTGAATAAGATCAAGTTCTTTGTCGCTAATGACGGCGGGATGTCATTCGACGATATAGCCGCATCGCTGCGTGAAGCAATTCGCTCAACCTCCCATGATTCCTGGCGCTATGCAGTCAGCATTTACCCGGACTATCTGATTTTCGAAGACGAGAAGAAGACCACATCTGGCCGGACACTATTCAAACAGAAGTACCTCATCTCTGACGGGGCCGTATCGCTCGTCGGCGAACCTGTAGAAGTCGTGCGCAAACCCATTGAGTACGAGATTAAAACCAACGGAGAGAACGATCCGATGAAAGAACTGATTATCAATGCGCTGCAAGCCGCTGGTAAGCCGACTGAAGGCAAGTCCGACGCCGAGCTGATGGACGCATACAACCAGATGAAGGCCGAAGAAGCCACCGCCAAGAAAAAAGGCGATGAAGAAATCGACCCTGAAACCGGCAAGCCCAAGAAAAAAGAGCAGGCCACCAATAACGAAGAGATGCCAGCGTGGGCGCAGAAACTCGCCGATCGTGTGGACGTCGTTTTCAACAGCCTGAACGCGAACGCCGACAAAGAGAAGGGCGAAAAGCGCGCGGCTGTGAAGCTGGCGATGAACATGAGCGACGACGAAGTCGCTGATCTTGACGGCAAAGCGCTAGACGCTATGTACGCCAAGTGCCAGACCTCTTTCGGCCTGAACGGTGCATTCCGCCAGGCAACCAACACCCCATCAGTCAGCGAAATGCCGGAGTAAAAAATGGCTAAAGACGGAAAACACGTAATTCACGCCGGTGGCGTATTCCCTAATCCGCTGCTCAACCGTGAAGGCCGCGCTACTGCGGTCAAGCCTGGCACCCTGGGCTTCTTTGATGCTGGCGTCTTCAAGGTGTCGGTAGATGGTAGCGAGACAGCGATTATCTATGTCGCTGACTTCGATTATCTGCGCTGCAAAACGGTAGATGACACGTTTGCTGTAGACGATCTGCTGGTTGGCATCCACCCACTGCCGGGAATGTTCCTGAATGTCCGCGCTGCCGCCGGTACCTACAAAAAAGGCGACGCTCTCTCAATCGTCAACGGCCAGGTGAAGAAGTGGGCCACTGGCGAAAATGATCGCTGCTATTGCGACGAAGAGCGCTCAATCACCGCCGCTGCTGGCGACCTCATTCGCGTAGTGATTAAGTAAGGAGTCACTGAATGCTTGTTTATTCTAAATCGCTGGGCGAAAAGACCGGCAACCTGGCCGTGAACCAGTACCAGTTTGGTATGCTGACGCAGGAGCGTAATGCCGCTTTGAATCATCAGGGCATTAACGTAATGCAGGAAATGGCTGATCGCCTGAATGCAGTCAATCAGCTAAATGGCATCAACGCTGTTCGCTCACCTGCTGATCTGTACAAAGCCTTTGACCAGACCGTGCTGCGTCAATTCCAGCCGAACACTGAGTTCACTCTGTTCAACGACCTGATGCCGCTGTCTCGCTCGGTGCGCATCAACCAGACCGTGTACGAATATGCTAAGTCCGGCGGCCGCATGTGGGCTCACACCTCTATGTCAGGCCAGATCGGCGCGGCGTTGGATGCGGTGCAGTACCAGTACGACGGCACGATGGTTCCGGTGCACGATACCGGCTTCAAATTCCACTGGCGTGAGCCTCGCCTGAACAACCCGGATGCGTTCGACATCATCTCTGATGCTCAGTTCGAGTCCACCAACGAAGTCCGTCGCCAGTATGTGGATTACATCTACAACGGCTATCGTGACGCGGAAGGCAACTACATCAAGTTTGATGATAAGACCTGGAAAGGCCTGAAGAACGACGAGCGTGTGGCTCTGGTTGATCTGGGTGCATCTGGTCTGAATATCGACTTTACCAGCGCCTCCGCCACGGCAGAGCAGATCCGCAATGCGGCGATTAAGCTTCGCGACACTCTCAAGCTGACCAACAATCAGTACGCAGAGCAGACCTGGTATGTGTCGAGCGCCATCATTTCAAACCTGGAGCGCTATTTCAGCGACAACTACCAGTCTGGCACCATCCTGCAAGAGCTTCTGAAACTGTCCGGTATTGCCGCGATTAAAGAAGATGCTCAACTGACAGGTAACCAGATCCTGATTGTTCCGCTGACAGCTGGCGTGATTGCTCCAATTGTAGGTCAGGCGTTCGGCACCGTTGCCGACCCGCGTCCGTTCTACAACAGCGATTACATCTGGCGTACCTGGGGTGCTGCTGGCCTGATGGTTAAGACCGACATCAACAGCAAGAAATCCGTCATCTACGCATCGAGCTAAGGGGTAAGACATGGCACTGGTAGAAATCATTACAGACAATCTCTATGCCGGTGCCAACCTCCGTAAACTGGAGGTTGGTGCAGTAGTTGAAGTGGACGATGCAACGGCTGCTCGCTGGAAAGCATCTGGCAAAGCAAAGGACACGGACAAGAAGAAAGGCGAAAAGTTGGTGCTTGAGGTGGCAACGCCTTCAGCACCCACAGGTGATTTGTCTGAGCTGCAAAAGCAACTCACCGACGCACTGGAGCAGAACCAAAAGCTAATCGCCGATGGTGAAGCTAAAGACAAGGCTCATGCCGACGCACTGGCAGCAGAAACCAAACGCGCTGACGAAGCCGAAGTAGCATTGGCGGAAGCAATCAAGAAGGCGAAATAACCATGGCTGACCCAATCACAGCGGCAGACGTGCAGGCGTTCCTCGGTGAATTGGGTTACTCCATCCCGGGCGCGCTGCTGGATCCGATCCTCTGCGTGGTGAACAAGATTATCCCTTGCCTCGATGGCGCAGGGTATGACGACTGCACCTCGAAGCTGATCCTGATGTACGCCGCCGCGCTTATGGCTACGTCGTCCGGCGCGCGCCGAATCAAATCGCAGGGGGCGCCGTCTGGCGCGTCCCGCTCGTTTGAATATGGCGACGACAGCATTACCTGGCTGCGTGACTCGCTGGCCCGGCTTGATACCAGCGGCTGCACCGGTGAGTTGCCGATCAGCGCAGGTAATAGCGTCGGCCTGTTCATGGTGGTCGGGGGCTGCTGATGACGTACAAATCAGTTAAGCAAGGTCTGCCGCGTTCGTTTACCCGTGTATGGGTGATGACCGACACCGGGCGGGAGACTACCGGCTACGTGAAATCGGACGGCGAGTGGCATATCAACTGCGCGCGCATCCGGGCGACTGGCGCGAAGGTGCTGCGCTGGAAGGAGGGCTGATGTCATCGGTAGCGAACTGGTCATACACAGCCACGGCGACCATCTGGCGCAAGCTGGAAGGAAATGACGAATACGGCGATCCGCTGGGCTACGCCGATCCAGAGCAAATCTTCTGTGATTATGAGGACGGACTCAGCAAAAAGTTAGCCAGCCTGGGCGCTGAAATCGTCGTGAAGAATACCGTCTGGACGGAGTTTGCGCTGGCGGCCGCGGGTGATTACCTGCTGATTGGCGTATCGACCGAAGCTGACCCGGTTGTGGCCGGCGCCGACGAGGTGCGGCAGGTTATTCGCTATGCCGACACGTTTGAGCGAGTGGCGGATGATTACGCCATCCTGACGGGAGTGTAGCTATGGGCATCAAAGTGCGCGGTGTTAAGCAGTCGAAAGCCGGGCTCAACCGCATCGTTAATGACGTGAAAGGTCGAAAGGTCGTCAGGGCGCTACAGTCAGCAATGATAATCGGCAGCTCCCAGGCCGCGCTTTATACGCCGATAGACACTTCAACTCTGCTTAATAGCCAGTATCGGGAGTTGGTAAATAATGGCGTTCGGCTGACAGGTCGGGTGGGTTATACGGCGAACTACGCTGTGTTCGTTCACGATCCGAATGTTCCTCAAACCTTCCGCCGCGCCACCGCGCAGAAAGAGTTCCTCACCAAAGGCTTTGAGGATACCCGCAGCCAGATTGATGCCGTAATGCGCAAGGAGCTTTCAGTATGACACCAGCCATGTACGAGCGCGTGCGTAACTATTTCGTTGATGCCGGGCTTACCACTGGCTTCATCGTACAGTTGCTGGCGTGGGACGACACGACAAAATTAACTGATGCATTCATCGTGTTCCGGCCTAACGGCGGTACCGACATCCGAAATGACCTCGGATCTGATCACTACGTGCTGGTGGATGTCATTTCCGCCAAAGATAAGCGCCGCGCAGCCGCTGAGAAGGCTCAGGAAATCATCAATTATGTCGAACAGAACGACATTAACGACGAATGCCTTGGCCTTATTCAAAACCTCGGCAATATGCCTGCACCCATCCTGACCGAAGAGGGGCGCCTGGTCTTCAGACTCCAGTTCATGTGCGTTTACGGCGAATAACCCAATCACCAACCCATCAGGCTGCCATCCGGCGGCCTTTTTTATTTGAGAGGTACACATGCAAGGCTGTGCTAATGATTTTGGCAAGCTGATCGGGAAAGTAGCTGTGCTACGCATGGCCTTTGGCTGCCCCGACGCAGTGCCAGCGCTTTCCGAGTGGAAGCGTCTTGGCGCTATGACGACCAAGGGCATCGACTATTCGATGAACACCATCAACTCCGAGGCAGATGATGCCAAAGGTCTGGTGGAGAACCTGGTCAACAACATGGATCTGACGATCTCCGGCGAAGGTGAGTTTCGCAAGTCTGATAAAGATAACGAGATCGGCGCGTGGCGTCTGTCGAAATATATCTTTGACGAAGTCCAGGCCGGTCGTCAGCCTAACCTGTGGGTGCGGTTCGACTTTGCGGGTGAGAGCGCCGGTACTTACATCCAGGGTTACATGAACACCACGTCATGGTCTGGTGATTTCGGTACCAACGATATCTCCACCTTCTCCGGCGAGTGGAAGGTCTACGACGCTGACACCGTTGTGTTTGAAGTCGCTGATTCTATCGCGGCCACTGGCGTTGAGGTTACCCCCGCAACTGCTTCTCTGGTCGTTGGCGCAACCCAGCAACTGAGCGGCGCGGTTCAGCCAACCGATGCGACTAATAAGGCGATCACCTGGACGACTTCGGCGCCTTCCATAGCCACCGTCAGTTCAACCGGCCTGGTGACAGCAGTCGCCGAGGGCACCGCGACTATTACGGCTACCACTGCTGACGGTGATTTCACCGACACCTGTGCTGTGACCGTGACTGCCGCACCGTAATCACTACAAAGGGCGGCTTGCTGCCCTTGATAATGGCTATGGAGAGCGATATGACACCTTTGAAAGAAATTGGCGAGTGCCTGATTGGTGCTGGCGGCCGTGAATACTTCTTCCGACCATCGTTCCGCAATATGACGCGAATCGGCGAGCCTGAGCATATCGTCCGCACTTTCTATGCGCTGTTCAATGACGATGTGGCAAAGATGCTTGAAGCGGCGCGAGAGATTCACAGTGCGATACCAGAGCATCAGCGCAGATTTTACGCCCACTATTTCGGTGACGTTTCGCTGCCACGCTGGGCACTTGATGCAGCAGGCTCTGCCGCGTTTGTGCGTGAGGCATTACTCTCGGCTATTAACGTCATTCAGTCCTGCTGTGATGAGGACGTTTCTGAACTGACAGGATGGCATGAGCCTTCACGTACTGGCCGGCGCACATTTGTATGGCACCGCGGAGCGCTTCCGCCGGAGAACCTGATTCTGATAGCTCAGTCACTGATCATGCATGGCGTTATCGGACGGGCGAAGGTTCGTAAGTTGCAGAAGCACGAAAGCAAGGAAACGACACCGGAGTTTCATGCGACTGAATACATCATGGCGGCGCGCAACCATTTCGGGATCAGCAGAGAAGAGGCTGAAAACCTTACAATGACCGAGTTTGCCATGATGCTTAACGCCAAATACCCTGACCAGAAGGGCTTCACCAGGGAAGAGTATGACGCTGTTATGGACGACGACGATCGCCGTTGGCAGGAAATGATTGAGCGCGAAAAATCAGCAAAGAAAGCGGCCTGAGTTAATAATGGATGTACCTTAATCGCCTGACCGGGCGTAATATGGCTAGACAATAAAACTCAGGGGATAAGAGTGAAAAAAATACTGTTGGCTTTGGTGATTCCACTGGTTCTGGCTGGCTGCAAGCCGGGCGAGGAAAAGGCAATTTCGCTGGCACAATCTGAAGTGTCCGCCAATCTACTTGATCCTGGCAGCGCACAATTCCGTAACGTGAAAGTCGTGAAGATGACAGATGCAGATGACGGTCGTGTTAATGCTGTTGTTTGCGGGGAGATTAACGGAAAGAACGGTTTCGGTGCCTATGCAGGCTTCCATCCATTCTTTGTTGAGCTGAAAATGAAATCTAAGGGGATGTTCTCAAAAGGCGTCGACTACACCCTTGGTGATCACTTCCTCAGCTCGAAAGATACGCCTCCACCGCCGGCCTACACAGAACGATGCCAATAAACGACACGAATAACTAACCCACCAATCGGTGGGTTTTTTTATGCCCGGAGAAAACTGATGTCTGAGAAAGCAGGCGAGATTTATTACGACATCGAGGCCGATGTATCTGGCTTGCTCAAGGCGCAGGGAAAGGCCAATAAGTCGCTCGACTCCATCGGCAACTCGGCGACCAATGCAGCCAAAAAGATGGATGAGTTGCAGACGAACATCAACCGCGTCGCCGGGGCAATTGCCGCCTCACTCGTAGTTGACTGGGGTAAGGCGTTTCTCGTTGCTGCTGACAACATGAGCCAGCTCAACGCGCGTATAGAGAGGCTAACTGGCAGCGCAGCGACAGCCTCACAAACTATGCAGAATCTGATGCGCATCAGTTCGGCAACGGGTGGTTCGCTACAGGATACAGCGAAGCTGTGGGAAACCCTCAGCACCGCATTGCGCGATACCGGTGCGACGAACGGCCAGGTCATCCAGCTCACCGAAACACTTCAGAAAATAGGTCGCATTGGCGGATCCTCGGCAGAAGAAATGGCGAATGCTCTTCGTCAGTTCGGGCAGTCAATTTCCTCCGGTACGGTTCGGGCGGAGGAGTTCAACTCCATCCTTGAGCAAATGCCGGAACTGGCGCGCCAGATTGCCGCCGGGATTGGTGTAAGCATCGGAGAGCTTCGTCAGCTCATGCTGGACGGGAAACTGACGGCAGAAGATGCTCTGAACGCCATTCAGAAGCAAACCGGCTCAGTGAATGCAGAGTTCGAGAAACTACCGCGCACGCTTTCACAGGCCAATACCGCGCTGACAAACTCATTCCTGTCGATGATCGACTCTGTTAACCAGGCAACAGGTGCGAGTAACGGCCTGGTGGCAGTCATCGATTCAATGACTGCTGCACTCGACCGGCTGGTGGGTAAAGCGGCGTCGGCAGATGCTCAGATATCGGATCTGAACAGCACCGCTGAAATGTTTACTCGCCGCGCGCGCACCTGGTCATGGCTTGGGCTTGATGGCTGGGAGGCGCAAAACAAAGCGCTGGCCGGGCTGAGTAATAAAGCCGCCATGCTGGTTGGCGACCTGGCCGCTGTTTCCAAAGCATCGCAAACCGCGGCTAACACAAAGCCGATCGAGATTAAAACGACCGCCTCAGCTACTGGCAGCAAAGCGAAAGGCGGAAAGTCTGCGGCACAGAAAGAAGCTGAGCAATACGCCAAAGCTCAAGAATCTGTTAATCAAAAGCTTGATGAACTGAGGCAGAAGGCCGAGCTGTCAGCTGGCAGTGTTGGTGAACTATCCAGAGCGCAGTCCGTGCTTAATGCGCAACAGTCTCTCGGTAACACAGCCACGCAGGAACAAGTTCTGCTGGCCGGGCAACTGGCAGGAAAAGCCTGGGACAATGCCAACGCATTGCGTGAGCAGGCCAAGGCTGAACGGGAGCGCACAGAGGCTGCAAATAAGTTCAGTACCATCCAGGGTAAAACCAGCAAAACTGCCGGGCTGGATAGCCAGTACCAGAAAGACATCGCTGATATCCAACAATACGCCCAGCTTTACCCGCAGAAGATCGGTGAGGCTGAGGCCGCGCGTGCAGCCATCGAGCAGCAGTATCGTGATCAGCGTAACGCTGCGATGTGGGAAGAATGGGCGCAACAGAACGCGGCCACTCAGGCAGCAGCGGCGGCATTTACCGCATTCGGCAATAATGCCTCTAACACTCTGACTGGTCTTATCACCAAAAGCATGGACGCTGAAGAGGCAGCTAAATCTTTAGGAAGAACTGTTTTAAATAGCCTAGTAAACACATTTGTGCAGATGGGCGTCGAGTGGGTTAAGTCGGCCATTATGGGCCAGACGGCCACTACCGCGGCGGTTGCAGCATCCACCACGGCACAGGCAGCAGGCATTGCCACCACGACTGCCACTTCTACCGCGGCGGCGGCGGCCACAACGGCAGCATGGACTCCGGCGGCCATCATGTCATCCATCGCATCATTCGGTGGCGCGGTAGCGATCGGTATCGGTGCTATGGCTGGCATCCTGGCACTGTCAGGAAAGCGTAAGAACGGCGGGCCAATTCAGGCTGGTGGCATGTACCAGGTAGGCGAGGGCGATAAGCCTGAAATCTTCCGCGCCAATAATGGCAGCCAATACATGGTGTCTGGCGATAATGGAACCATGCTCAGCAACAAGGACATTACTTCAGGTGGGGGAGGTGGGGCTCCGATTCTCAACATCTACAACTACTCATCCGCGTCTGTTGATGCTCAGGCTACGCAGAACGGCGATGGTTCATGGACGCTTGAAGCTTTTATAGCTGACATGAATAACGGTGGCCCGGCAAGCAACGCCATAACCAGCAACATGAACGTTAAACGGACGCCAAGGGGGCAGGGCTGATGCCAATTATCGACTATCCCGACTGGCTGCCGCTGGCGCAGAAGGCCAGCAAAAATATGACGCTCGATACCGGGTTCCAGACCGATCAGCCAGCGGTCGGCCCGGCTATCTTCCAGAACCTTACCGACGACCTGAAAGTGACCTGGTCTCTGACGTGGATCTTTACCCTGGCTGAGGAGCGAGCTTTTCAGCAGTGGCTGCGCAGCCCGAACTATCTCAACCGGGGACTGAACTGGTTCCGGATGAATATCAACCTAGGTGGCAGTGGCCTCCAATTGCAGGAGCTTCACTTCACGCAGATGCCGGTGCAAACCAGTATCGACGGCGGAGTGGTGACCTGGACGGGAACCGTTATTGCCAACCACCTGTACAACGCCGATGACGAGTTTGACGACGTAATTGTTGAGTTGCCGCCGCCATGGCCTTCAGTGCTTGATATCGTGGTGACTGGCTATCCGGACGGACGCGATCCGGAATCTTTACCGAGAGTGCCGTGATGCCTACCTTCAGAGCTTATAAGCAGCAACGCCCGACGCGCGGACTGTACGATACCATCACGTTCTACCATCCATCATTTGGCTATGTGCGCCTGGTCGATAAGCAGTTCTTCCCGAAGACGCTCGGCGGCCAGATGTTCATGCCAGCGCGTTTTGAAATCGAAGAGAGCCAGCAGAGCGGAACTCCGGTGATCGATGCGACCGTGAAGTTAGGGCGGCTGTCGTCTGACATCAAAGCTCTCATGAAGCAGTGGAAAGGGGCGGCTCGGCTAACAGCTATTACGGCCACGCGGCAGATCTTCGACAGCGGCGATGTGTCGGTACCGATAAAGTCGTGGCAGCTTTACGTCAAGACGGTGGACATCGATGCCGACGCCGCATCGGTCACTCTGTCTGTCACCAACCCGCTTAACAACAACATCGGAAGGCTCTATGACCCAACGGAATACACTGGCCTTCAGTACCTCTGATTTTATCAGCAGGATGATAGGCGTGCCGTGGGCTAACCGGGCCTGCTCATTCGAAAAGACTGATTGCTGGGGGCTGGTTGTGCTGTATTACCGGCACGTTCTCGGCATTGAAATACACCAGACACCGGACTACGAAGCCGGGGAGGATTTCTTCACCTGCTATCAGGGAGACGTCGTTTTCTGGCGCAAGGTCGATAAACCGGTCGACGGGGGGATATTCGTCGGGTACCGCGGCACGCAACCGGCACACGTTGGCCTGGTACTGAACCGGCAGGCGCTACACTCGCGTGGAGAGAACGGAAGCGTGCGCATGGACTCATTGCTGGTCATTCAGCGGGCATTCACCAAAGTGGAGTTTTTCGAATATGGCGCTGGTTGAGATATCGAATTTTCCAGGAACGCCTAAGCTGCGTTGCAGGGTGCCAAACGGCACCCTTTTTTATGACTGGCTGGCGGCCAATGACGCCACTTTCCACCGCGATCTGCTGATCGTCCGCAACGGCGTAAAGCTGGGCGACGATGATGAGCTGGCGTTTGAGCTGAGCGAGCTGGACCACATCCAGATATTCGACCAGCCAAAGGGCATTGTCGACGACATCCTGAGCCCGATCTTTAAAGTGGTGGGCCAGGTATTTTCGTTCCTGGCGCCGAAGCCAGCTATAGCGAACAACGGCGGTAATACTGTCGACTCGCCCAACAATAGCCTGACCGGTCAGACAAACACTGCGCGAGTTTACAAGGCCAAACCGGATATCTATGGCCAGATTCGTTCGTTCCCGGATCTGATTCAGGAGTCGGTATTCGAATATGTACACCAGACTTCCACAGACGGCGGCCTGAAGTACGTCACTGAATGGATGTGCATCGGGATCGGCAAATACGATTACGAGTCTGTGCGCTACTCAGAATCGAGCCTGGGCTCTCTGGCTGGTGCCGAATTCCAGTTCTTCCAGCCAGGAGAAGTTATCCCGCAGATCGTCGAGGGATACGGGTTCGATGACGTTGACGGCCAGGAGGTTCCCGGGCAGAACGAAGCCAGCGACTTCCCGATCGAAACAGCAACGGCAAACACGGTGGTCAGCGGAACGTATTCCGGCGGCCAGATAGCGATGAAAATCGTGAAACAAGCCGAGTTCGACTATTTCATGGGTCTGGTTCTGCCGCACGCGGTTACCTTCACCATCAACGTGACGTACAGCACGGCCTCAGGCAGCGTCACCACCGACGCGACATTCTCAGGCACGCTGATTTCAGCGGTTGAAACAAACGACGGTGCAGTGGTTAACCCGGTGCGCTGGTACACGTTTACGATGAACCAGCTCGAAGGACCGCAGGACATCCCGGCGAATGCCACGATCAACACCACGAAATTCATCCTTAACGATAACGAGGCGCTGGTGGTTGGGCCGTTCTTTTCCCCGGTCGAGTCAACTCAGCTGTGGCTGCATACACAGTCCAGCCTCGGCGGGAAGAAAGAGACCAACTGGAAGGTTGTCATCTGGAAAATCGACGACGACTACAACCAGGTGCCGGGAACGCAGCAGACGTTTACGTACCGGCAGACGACGCCGCACCAGTCGACGAGCGAGGTGTTTTATCGCACTGACAAGATCACTCCGACCGGCGGGTTCGGGAAATACGCGGTCAGCTTCCAGCGCACGGATAACTCCGGTGACGCGTCACTGCTCAAGGTCGAAGAGATCCACAGCATCAACATCAGGACAAACGTCGTTCACCCTACCGACACGCTTGTGCGAGTAAAAGTCCGCGCGACAGAGAACGCTCTTGGCAGCCGAGAGCGCAAATATAACGCACTGGTGACGCGCCACACTATTACGTACGACCTGGAAACGCAGACGGTGGATTACACCCTGAGGCCGTCGCGCTCGTTCGCTGATGCAGTGGCTCACACCTGGCTCATCATGGGTGAGCAGCCGGTAAGCAGCATTGACCTGTACGGGCTGTACTCGATCGCCGAAAGCCTGCCTGATGAGCGACTGGGCTACTTCGACTACACGTTTGACGACGAGAACGACTCACTCGGCGACCGCGTGCAGGCGATCTGCAATGCTGCGTCGGTTGTGGCGTACTGGGACGACGGCGTGCTGACGTTTACCCGCGATCAGAAAGTTGACTACCCGGCGGCGGTATTCAACCGGGCCAACATGAAGACTGACGAGTACAAAATGACGTACGAAGCTACTCTTCCGGGCGGTTATGACGGCGTTCAGGTGTCATACGTCCACCCCACATCGAACAACAAGACGTACATCAACTACCGGGTTCTGAACGGCGCCATCGTTGAGCAGGAAGCGGAAAACCCGAACAAGCTGGAGATAGTCGGCTTCCGTAACGAGTACCAGGCCCGAGAACGAGCTCTGCGAGAAACCAAGCGCCTGATTTACTCTCGGGTGAAGATGAACGCCAAAGTGTTTGAGGACGGCATTATCCAGGTCGGTAGCGTCATTCAGATGCCCGACATCTACGACAGCAACCAGCAACAGGGTTACATCACCGGGCGCGCCGGTAATAACTTTGATACCAGCGAGCCGATCACGTTTACCGGTTCGATGTATGTGCTGGTGACAGACAGCCTGGGTAACCCGACACCGCGCTATCCAGCGGCTGCGCGTGGCGACACGAAGTACGGATTCACCGCGGCTATCCCCAACATTCAGCTCAATATCTGGAACGGAGACACTGTGCAGCTCCCGTCCCGCTACCTCATCGCGACCGTTGAGGAACTGGACAGTCAGCTATGGACGGTCAACAGCATCAAACCTAACACAGATAACACGGTATCTCTGACCGTCGCTGAATACAGCGACGCCATCTACCAATAAGAACCGTCCCCGACCAACCGAACCCGGCCACCGTGCCAGGTTTTTTTATGGAATCAATATGGCTACGCAACCTACCAATTTGCCTGTACCAAGCGAATCTTATCGCGACCTGAAGTATAACGCGGGGAAAATTGACGAATTCGTTACGTCTTTAACGCTGCAATACATCGATCGCTTTGGCAATGCTCATTACACCATAGAAGGCCTGCGCTGGCTGGTGCAACAGGCTATTGCCCAGTATGGATGGATACCTGTAGGCACCTTCCAGAATGGTGCTACGTTAACGACTCCTAATCAAATACTGAAAGATGAAACAGATGGAGAATATTACCGTTGGGATGGGGCCTTTCCAAAACTTGTACCTTCCGGATCCACTCCTTCAACATCCGGCGGAACTGGCGTAGGGGCATGGCTTAGCGTGGGGGATTCTACTCTTCGTGCTATGCTAGCAGCGCCAGGAGGAGACAAGCTGATAGGTAGTTCATGGGGTGGAGGTAGCGTTTGGGATGATTACGCAGCTAAGAAAATAATTATTCAGGCGGTAAACATTTACCCAACAATGTCCAATGCAGAGATTAATGTAATATTAGCATCTGGTGGAACTATCTATTTCAACTCAGGAACTTATACAGTTACATCTGCAACTGAAACTTTTAAGCTTGGTCAAAACAGTAGAGTACATTTTCATCCAAATGCGCTTTTAAGTGCCGGTGCTGATGGGGTGACGGTTCTCAGGGCGTCTTCGCAGGATGTTGGAAGTTCGTTTATCAGAAACTGTAAAGTCTTTGATCCGCGTATTAGCTTGGTTGGTTTTAAGAACTGCACCGGAATAAACCTGTACAATGCACGAAATAATACAGAAATTATCGGTCCATGGATTGACATGGGGCTTGGTGATGGAAACACAGGGGCCCTGATCGACCATTGGTGCTATGGGGTGAGATTCTATGACTCAGAAGTGCTAAATGGCGGAGTTGGTAGTTCACGCATAATAGTAAGAAACGGAGCTAATGCAATTACTATTAAAGACCATGTAGGGTACAGTTCAGATCATTCTGGCACATTACCAGATTATGGGATAGTAGTTTTTAATGGCATGAATGGTGATTTTAATTTCCCTGATGGTAGCGATCTCTGGCCGACTGCTTGTGTGAATATAACTGGTGGTTATTCTCAGAATACAAGCCGGTATGGGTTGCTTGAATCTGGTGTAAGTACCTTTCTCTCAGGAATGTATTTTGAAAGGAATGCAATATCAGACGTATCGTTAAGGACTGGCAGTTATTACTTTACAAGCCAGGCCACCCATCACAGTCTAAATGTTGGTGAATCATGCTTTAGAAGTTCAGGGGCCAATCATGCAACCATCGGGCCCTTCAATCCAGCAGATCGCAGTATCGGGCAGTATAATTTCCCTACTGGATCTAACTGCCATGCAGATGGTAGTAAGATGTGGGGGACATTCCTTGATACCGGCATTGGTGTGACTGATGGTTTACGCCTTGACATTGGCGCTGGGTCAGTAAAGCAGTATTCATCAACAACACTTCCTATAAAGATTAGGGAGGGGTTTAGATGTTATTTTTTAAATGTAACATCAGGAATGAATATAACAACTTATGGGAGTCCATATGATGGTCAACAAATAACTTTAATTCTAAGAGGTTCCAGTATCACATCGTTGCTTTTTGCTGGTGTCAATATAGATGTTACCGGAGCAAATACCACTCAGACAAAAACCGCTTCGGTGATAGCTACATATTGGGCAGCAATAGGGAAATGGACACTGACGATGACAAGATGGACCGCATCTTCTTAAAATCTTGAATGGGCCAGATGAACTGGCCCATCAATTTTACTGAAATATTTCAGGATTTGATTTCCTTAGCATTAAACCAAAGTTTTTCGATCCATTAAGAGTGAAATGCCCTGCGTCAAAGTAATAAAATGATTTATCATGCTCATCTAATAGTTTACAATCGTAGTTACTTCCGCACTGGATATCCATTGCTGAGATGTAAGTGACTCTTCCTGCATATTCTTTATGCTCAGAGAAGAAATCCTTCAAATCATTATTAGTTTTAATTTTTGGTCTAGAATAATATTTTTTAGAATATTCATTAACCATTTCAACAGTTGTTTGCTTCTCATTCATGGAGTTTGCAACTATATCAACAGCGCTTTTAGTATAGGTCATTTTGGGTCCAATGACATAAATGTGAGCTTTTGTTTTTGATAGGTATGCATTTAATGACTTCCTCAAATTAAGCAGGTCTTCTTTCGCCCAATCATCGTGCATAAATACTGTGTCAGCATCCATTAGAGATTTATTGTTGATAGCCTTATGGAAAACCGGAGGGCATTTGTCTTCATATTGCGGGTAGTTTGGGGTAAACCCAAAATTGGAACAATAGGAGGTTGTTCTGAGATAAGTGATATCCCCTTTAAGTCCATTCTCGGTAAGCGCATAGGTTAGATCAACTCCATGTGAGTTTCCTACTATGACAATTTTCTTGTTTCCGTTAACTGGGACTGGCTTTTCCTTATCACCGTCAACCCAATACCTAGCTCTTTCTTTAGCAATATCTTCAGATGTAAGGAGGGCATAAGGGAATCTCGATGCAAAACCTCCGTTTTCACTGGAATAAGCAGATACGCAAAAAGGTATTAAAGTAATTGTTACAATGGCTGCAATTTCTTTATAGGTATGTTGCCCTAACTTATTGAATACTTTCTTTGTGTTATTTTCAATAAGGTAATAAGATATGGCTCCTAGAATGAAAGATAAAATCACCCCAGCGAACAAAAATAAAGGCTCGGTCAAGCCAAAATAATTCAATGCCACTACCACAGGCCAATGGAATAGATATACAGAGTACGATATTTTACCAATGAATTGTGAAATTGGATTGCTTGATACCCATGAGTCATGGCATGAAGCGATAAAAACGGCAGCGGCGGAAACAGGTATCAAAGCAAGCAATCCGGGCCATTGATCGTTTTTGTCTAGTAAGACAATAGCTGATGCCATGATGAAAAGGGATAAGTAATGCAATACAATGCGATAAGTTTTGTTTATGTTTAATTTGTTTAAATATACCAACCCGCCAAGAACCATCTCCCAAGATCTAGCTGGCAAAAGATAGAACGCTTCAGATGATTTGTTTGATTCAACAAAATAAATTGATAGGGTTAGGCTTATTATGAAAAGAAATTGAAGGACATTATTTATAGCCTTCTTGTTAATTTTGTGAACAATAAACATCAACACTGGTAATAACATGTAGAATTGCCACTCTACAGATAATGACCATGTATGAAGAAGCCATTTTTGGCTTGCCGAGGCGTCAAAGTAATTAATTTCTTGGAAATATATAATATTAGATATAAATAATAAGCTTGAGTAAATATGTCTGCCAAGCGTCTCGAAATCCGCCGGGGTAAGGAAAAACCAACATGTTATGAAAACTAGTAAGCAGGTGACAGATAGCGCAGGGATGATTCTTTTGGCTCGGTCCAAGTAAAACTTAATAAATGAAAAGCTTTCACTATCGAGCCTTGAATGTATAATTCCAGTCATCAAAAAACCTGAAATTACAAAGAATATATCTACTCCAGAGAATCCTCCTGAGAAAAAAGGGGTGTCGAAATGATAAAGTACAACTGATATTACTGCTAGCGCTCTCAATCCGTTAATATCTTTTCTAAAATTAATCATTGTTATGTCTTGTTGTTTAGTAAGTAAAAATCAGCATTTTCTGATTATAACATCAAAAAAAACCTTGATCGACACTGTAGATCGATAATACTGTAATTATATACAGTATGGTTTTTGAGGTTGCTATGCAGGCAAACACTCAGCGATACAGGCTTGAACAGCTGTGTGGTGTAAACCGCTATTCGTGCCTGGTTGAAACTTCAGGTGGTTACGCGCTTTTTCAGCCTGAACTTGTGCCCACCAACGGAACGCGCGTGCTGGTGCATGCGTTCGGCCAACTACAATTCGCGGTCGTTATGGGCGGTTCGCTCATCACCGAAGACGGTGAATGCATAGAAGATGATGCTTTAGATGAAGTCGATGTCATGGGAGTTGTGACCTTTTTTATCAATGGCGCTGCGGCGTTCACAGACGACAATCCGGTGATGTGATGTTTGCCCTGGTCGATGTGAACTCATTTTATGCCAGTTGCGAGACGGTATTCAGACCAGACCTGCGTGGTCGGCCGGTGGTTGTTCTTTCGAATAATGACGGCTGCGTAATAGCGCGTAGCGCAGAAGCAAAGGCAGTCGGGATAGCGATGGGTGAACCGTTCTTCAAGCAGAAGGAATTGTTCCGGCGCGCTGGTGTTGTTTGCTTCAGCAGCAACTACGAGCTGTACGCAGACATGTCCAGCCGGGTAATGACCACGCTGGAAGAAATGAGCCCGCGCGTGGAAATTTACAGCATAGACGAAGCCTTTTGCGATCTGACTGGCGTAAGGAACTGCCGGGACCTGACTGAGTTCGGTAAAGAGATCCGCGCGACGATATTACAGCGAACGCATCTTACAGTTGGCGTCGGAATAGCCCAGACCAAGACGCTGGCTAAGCTGGCTAACCATGCTGCGAAAAAATGGCAGCGGCAGACGGGCGGGGTGGTCGATCTCTCAAACGTCGACCGGCAGCGAAGGTTACTGGCGCTTGTTCCTGTGGAGGATGTCTGGGGCGTTGGTCGGCGCATCAGCAAGAAGCTGAACGCTATGGGCATCAAAACCGCACTGGACCTTTCAGAGCAGAGTACGTGGATTATCCGAAAACACTTTAACGTTGTGCTGGAGCGAACCGTCCGGGAGCTGCGCGGCGAGCCATGTCTGGATCTGGAGGAGTTCGCCCCGGTAAAGCAGGAAATTGTATGCAGCCGATCGTTTGGCGAACGCATTACAGACTATGAGCAGATGAGGCAGGCTATTTGCAGCTATGCGGCCCGTGGTGCTGAGAAGCTGCGGGGAGAACACCAGTATTGCCGTTTTATATCCGCCTTCGTTAAGACCTCTCCATTTGCCCTTAATGAGCCGTATTACGGAAACAGCGCATCGGTAAGGCTGCTCACGCCAACTCAGGACAGCAGAGACATCATCAACGCCGCGGTAAAGTGTCTGGACAAAATATGGAAGGACGGTCACCGGTACCAGAAAGCGGGTGTCATGCTGGGTGACTTCTTCAGCCAGGGCGTGGCCCAGCTCAATCTGTTCGACGACAGTGCGCCTCGAGCTGGTAGCGAGAAGTTAATGGAAGTGCTGGATCACCTGAATGCAAAGGACGGAAAGGGAACGCTCTACTTTGCCGGGCAGGGAATACAGCAGCAGTGGCAAATGAAGCGAGAAATGCTGTCGCCTCGATATACCACGAGATATTCAGATTTGCTTAGAGTCCGATAAATTTTCTTGATGTCTTGGTCCGCTTTATTCCAGAAGGGGACGAAGAATTGCTATTGCAAAAAAATTAGTAGTTGAAAAGATGGCAGAATGAAGGAAGAATGTGCCAATATTGCTGAGGTTTAAAGGGATTTAGGGGCAAGATATGGGATTGTCTAATACAGTACAGAAAATCGTTATATCAACCATTGCGTTCAGCCTGGTCGCGGGATGTGCGCCGTTGCATCCTTCTGACTGCCATAAGACCACAGCTACGGGTAATTGCAGTTCAGGACGCTGGGATGATCAGGATGAATGGGGTAAGCAAGCTCGGGCAATCAGGGCGGCAATAAATGACAAACTTGATGAGCCTCAGAAATGGAAGGGAAAAAAATGCAGGTTGCATATTGAATTTGCTCAGGATGGCACGGCTTTAAAAATATCAACCAGCAATGGTAATAAAGCCTATTGCGAAGCGATTGAATCAGCAGCCCATAAAGCTAAATTCCCGGCCTTCAACAATCCGGAAGTCTACAGAGATTTTCAAAAATCCGGCTTTAATATGGGCGGATAGCAAGGCGATGCCTATCTAAATGTTCACTTCTCGCTCATTTAGAACGCGCCTGGTTTCTTTAACTTTTTATTGTGCTGCCTCGATTAGTTCCTGCCCCTGGTTCTTAACATTCCCCACGGCACGCGTAACGGCGTGCCAGATAAACTTGTCGGCGGGAACTGTTCCGTCGGCAATTATCTCCTCGGCTTCCTTCCCGCCAACATCCTGACGCATCCACTCCCGGGCGGCTTCTGGTGACAAAACAAGAGGACTGCGGTCGTGAATGTCGACCAGACCTTTGTCAGCAGCAGATGTCACGATCAGAAAGCCCTCAGCTTCATCGCCGCGTTCAAAAGGCGTGCTGCCGATCGCCGCCATGAATATTGGATGCCCGTCGGCCCGGTGAATGAAGTAGGGTTGTTTCTTGTCGCCTTCCTTCTTCCATTCGAACCATCCATCCGCAAAACAGATCGCCCGGCCATGCTGCCACAGAGGTTTAAACATTCTGCTGGTGGCCGCGGTTTCGACGCGCGCGTTTATCAGGGGTGCTTTATCCCACCACCCGGGCGCGTAGCCCCAGAACACCGGATCGAGATGTAACTGCTCATCGCGTTCGCTCAGCACCAGCACTTTGGTGCCGGGCGCCACGTTGTACCGGCTAATAGGTTCCGGGTCATATGCAATGTCGCGATCGCCTTCATCGGCAAGGTAGGCCAGATATTCTTCACGGGTTTGTGCTTGTGCAAAACGTCCACACAT